TACAATATTGAGATATTATTCTTGAAGCCTTACGCAGTAGGTATGAAATATTACGCTTATCCTGATTATCAAGGTGCAGTACCTTACGCACTACTTGAGGAGGAGATAGCTGATTACTTAATCAACGAGGTTCAAAACGGTTTCTCAGGTACTAAGGTTGTCAACTTCAACAACGGAGTACCTACTGAAGAGCAGCAATCTATCATTACAAATAAAGTCTTAGGCAAACTCACAGGCTCTAAAGGTCAGAAAGTAATCGTAGCGTTCAACGACAATATGGACACTAAAACAACGGTTGACGATTTGCCTTTGAATGACGCACCTGAACATTACACATACTTATCTGAGGAGTGTATGCGTAAAATTATGCTTGGACACAACGTTACATCTCCGCTACTTTTCGGGATTGCAGGTGCAAACGGATTCTCGTCTAATGCTGATGAGCTACAAAACTCGTTTATCTTGTTTAACAATATGGTAATTAAGCCGCTTCAGGACGAAATACTTGAAGCCTTAGACACTATCTTATCATTTAACGGAATATCCCTTAACTTATTCTTTAAGACGCTTAAACCGCTTGAATTTACGGATTTAGAAAACGCTCAAAACACGGAGCAAGTAGCTGAGGAAACAGGAACTGAGCTAAGCAAACACGAACATTTAGATAACGAAATCGCAGATGCACTTATTGAACTCGGAGAGATGCCTGACGAAAAGTGGGTGTTGATTGATGAGTTTGAGGTTGACCTTGATCAAGAAGATGCAATAGACGCTGAAATTGAAATGGCAAGCAAACCTAAATCATCTCTTTTATCTAAAGTTTACAACTTCGTAAGTACAGGAACTGCAAATCCTAAAGCTAAGTCCGAACAAGATAAAGTTATTGATGGATTCAAATTCATTACTCGCTACGTTTACGGAAAATGAAACGATGTTTTGGTCAGTACAAAAGATTCTATCCTTGTAAACGATGTCCGTGTTTTTGTACAATACCAAGTCGTAGAAATGTCCTTCTTTTAAAGCAAAAATTGCCGTGATTGTGTTGACGTAGTTTCCTGATGTTTGCGATGTGATAGCTATTGTTACTGGTGTGTTGGTTTGGTCATCAGTAATTACCATTGATGTAGGTATGTCTCTTGGAATAAACGAGAACGTCTGAGCTGATGTAGATGTTGTTAGTACAATCATAATAAAGTAACTAATGTGATAGCGATTTGTTTTAAAAGCAAAAAGGGCAGCTAATGCCACCCTTCTCACACGCTATGAAGAAAACGATTATGCAGTAACGATAGTGGTAGTAGCACCAAACACGTCGCCTGCGCCACCTGCAAGACCTGCCTCATTAGTACAATCAAGAAGATTGGCGAGCAAAGTCTCAGTCGCTACAAAAGTCAAGGTATAACCTACGAGGTCACCCATTGCAGTACCATTTGACACGTTTGCAGTAGTTAACTCAGCACCGTGCTCAAGACCCATAAGGAAGAATTGGTTGTTGCGGTTGCGAACTACGATTTGCGGACGTCCGTAAGCAAGCAATTTAACTGACTTGTGTGTAGTAGCATCTTGCTTTTTCAAAGTCATTGTTAAAGTTTGCTCAACAAATGTAGTTCCGTTTTCACGAGAAGAAGTTACAACTTGCTCAAAAGAGTTTGTTCCTTTGAGTTCGTATTTGTATAGGGAAGTTACGTTGGCAATAGTGTCGATGGTATCAGTACCTGCCGTGTAAGTAACGTCTACTTCAGGATTGAAGTCTCCGTAGTTAATGAAGTAAACTGTTTCAATACCACCTACGGCATCTTTACATACTTCCAAGCGTCCATTTGCTAAATCACAAGACATATTTTTAAGTTTTTAATGTTATAAAAAAGGGAGGAGCGAAAACCCCTCCCCGATTATTTAAGTTAAGCTAAGATTAGTTAGCAGAGTTTGTGATACCGTAAGTAACAACGTCTGAAGCAAAGCCGTATTTAGCATCTGCAGAAAAACGCATAACTACACGAACATTTTGTGAACCATCGATGTCAGCCATATCCAATACTTTAACTTCGTTCATATCGTTCAAAAGACCTGTTGCGAAGTACAAGTTAGATTTTTGAGCAAGAAGAGCGGTGTTGTTAGCAAGACCGTTAGCCATAAATACACGAACACCATCAAAGTAAACATCACCAAGTTGTTGGTTTGTACCTTTGTTATCGTAACCGTTAGCACCTACACCTGAAGCAGCGAAGCCACCCAATGCACGAACATAAGCACGATAGATGTTAGAAGAAACGTAAAGTGTCAAGTCTTCTTTTCCGTAAAGAGCAGCAGGACAAGCGTCAACGATTTTACCAAGCTCTGTGATTACGTTAGCAGCAGTAACTGTAGTACCCGCAACTTCTTGAGCTGATGGCAAAGAAGCATCAGTAGTCAATTGAGTCATAATACCTGCGAACTCACCTGCAGTAGCGTTAACACCTTGCCAAATTGAAGTCTCCATCCCTGCAGCAACTTTCTCAGCAGCGTGTGCGATTAAGAAGTCAGCGAAAGATTTAGGAAGAACGTCAAACGCAGAGTAACCCATTTGGATAGCATCCCAATCTGAACGGAAGTCAGTTTTACAAAGTTGTAAGTTTACTTGGAAATACTCAGGTTGAAGAATACGCTCAGTTAAAGTGATAGTAGACGTAGGGTCAAAGTCACAAGTAGCGTTTTTGATGATACCATCAGTAGCTACACGCTTGATAACTTGTTTGAATTTAACGTTAGGCATAACGGTGATACCGCCTTTGTCTAAAGTTGGTGCAGACAATAAAGCTGCAGCAATGTACTTACCTGCGAACTCGCCTGCGTAAGTAGTAGTGATTGAAGTTGTTGTTGGCATTTTATTTAATTATTTAATGTTTGAAATTCTTGATAATACCGTGTCCATAGTGGTTGCGTTTCTTTTAGTAGCAAACTTAAATACATCGGTAGCTTGTGTGTTTTCAGGATTGAAAGAAATAGGCTTAGGCTCTTCGCTCAATTCAACTGGTGCAACTTCTTCTGCAACTTCAGTAGTTTGTGCTGAAAGTTTCGCTTTCAATTCTTCGTTCTCTTTTTTAAGTGCTTCGATTTCGCTGAAGAAAGATTCTTTAACGATAGACTCAATAACTTTTTTAGCTTGTGGAGCAGTTTCGGTAGCAGCTTCAACTTCCTCTTCTACGGCAGGAGCTTCTACTTCTACTTCAACTTCAGGTTCTGCAGCTTCACGAACATCAGCGATTACACCTTCTTCGATAACTACAAGAATACGCATATCCTCTAACTCATACTCTCCAATTGGAAGTGGGATACGTTGTTCGTCTTCCGTTAGGATAAACACAGGTTGACCTGCTTCAAATACATCTGCTTCAAGCATAGATACTCCGTCCGAAAGGAGCATAGTTTCCAACTTCACTTCTAAACCTAAAAGTGTGCGGACTTTGTTTAAGATTGATTTTTCGTTCATTTGTTTTTATAGTTAAAAATTATCAAGTTCGGCTACAAGTTTTTTGCCTTTTTCAGCACGTTTAATATCATCGCTAAAACTTTTCACCCATCTTTTAAATGCGTCAATAGCATCTTTTACTCCTAAGTCCTGCGCAGCTTTCAATCCTTTTTCAGCATCTGCTAAACCTTTTTTATTTAGAGCAATAGATTTTTCCAATTTTTCAAATGCAGCCATTTGTTGCGCTTGAAGTGTTAACAATGAACCTGCCTCCATATTTATGTTTGCAAGCTCATCCATCAAAGCAAGATGCACCTCGTGTTTACTTAACTCGGTTTTATCTTCCGAGAACAATTTGTTGTAAACTGATTTTGTAGTGTTCATACTAATCTAATTTTCGGTGTTTATATTTGTTTTATTTTTATCCGTTTTGACGTACGATAGTTCTCACTCCGTTGACCTCAGTTTGAGTAGCAGCAGGTTCGTTAACTTCAGCAGTTTTACCGATGCCTTGCGCTTGTAAACTGCCATCACAACATTTAGTTGAGTATGTTTCGTCTTCACATAGGCAGCCTCTTTTGCTACCAGCTCTTGGACTTGCTTTGCTTGGTGTTTTAAATTTGCTCATTAAGTAAATTTTTAAGTTGTTCAATAATTTCATTTTTCTTTTGTTGCTCTAATGACATTTCTAATTTATCAGCAAAGTATCCCTCAATTGAGAAGCCTTTAACCTTGCCAGCTTTGACGTCTTGCCATACCTCATCGTTATCAACTTTCATAGAAATCATCCACGTTCCTTTTGGCAAACTGAAGCCATATAATTGGGATTTATCCGATTTAGGGTCGTCAATTAACCAAGATTCTACCACGGTCATTCCTTTGACTGCGTCCTTGTGTTCGTAGGTTGCGTTGGATTGGTTGCCGTTCTTGAAGAATAACTCCATAGCTTGACGCACGGTGTCCTCCGAAAAGTAGATGTAATACTCCTCTTTCTTTGCGTTTACACGATAGATTTTCTTGTTAGGGATAAGAGCTGCACCCATTAAGATACGCTTCTCTGCGCTTACCTCTTTGAGTTCTACTTCGTGTTTTGATAGGGCGATAAAGTTCTCCTCAATGGCAGGAGACTCGACTACACTCACGGCATCAATTCCGCTTTGTGCATCTTTTTCGTCTATGATTAATTCAATTACTTGCATATCTATTCAACTTTTAATTGTTACAATGTTGCGTTTTTGATTCGGTTGCGATCTAAAGATTGAGCAGATGTTACCTCTCCTGAAACTACAAATGCTTGGACAGGTGTCTGCTGAATTTGTGCCAGTTGATTCATACCTGAGTTACCGACTACGTTAAAGTTTGGAGTTATACCACCTGCACCACCGCCTTCTGATAAACTTCCTCCACCTGATGGAGATGCACCACCGCCGCCACCTAAAGCCGCCACACCTTTTGCAGTAGCAGCTATTTGTGCAGCAATTGAGATACCTGCTCCAATGTTATTTCTTAAAACCAAAGCCTCTGCCGCTAAAGTAGATGCACCACCTGTTGCAATAGCTAAGGCAGTTCCTTGCGCTCGTGCCGCTTGATTCGATGCTTTAGTGCTTATGATTGTTCTTGCAATGGCAACTGCACTTTCTGCTATTAATGCTGCTGCTTGTACCTTCTTATTGTTTTCAAATAAGCCTTTAATTAAATTTAATCCTGCAAATATGTTATTAAAATCAGCTTCACGAATTGCTGCCATAGTAGCGGCAACAGTTTTTTCAGCTTCTATTTTATCGGCATCTGCTTTAGCTTTTGCCTCCTTTTCTTTAGCTCGTGCTTCTTCTTGCTGCTTGTATGAAATATCTTGATATTTTAAATTAATATCATTAATCTCGTTTAGCTTAGCAATTTCAATGTCACGCAAAGCATCAGCATTTCCTTGCGCTCTTGTTTCGAGTTCAAAGTATTTATCTTCGGCTAATCTAATTTCTTTGTCTTGCTCAGACAATGAGTTAAGATAGTTTTGTTCGGCAAGGTCTTCTAATGCTTTGTCTAATTCTTGTTGCTGCTCTATAGCATTTCTTTTAGCCTCTGCCGCAGCAGCAGACTTCTCTAATTTTTGCTCTGCATAGTCCTCACTTCTATCCTTCTTGTCTTGCGCTCTTGCTTCTTCTCTTGCAAATCTTTCTGATTGTATTGTTGACCTTTCAGCGTCTAAAATATCCTTTAGCTCTCTTCGTCTTTCTATAGCATAAGCCTTGTTGATACCTTGTAAGTCGTTGTATTCTTTTAATGCTATGTTGTAACGCTCTCTTGCCTTCTGAGATAAGTTCTGACTGCGTTCAATCTCAAGTTTAGTAGTATTCTTGCCATTGATTTCAGCCATTTTGATTTCGTGGTCATAACTTGCGGCTATTGCATCAGCTCTTTTCTTGGAAGACTCCATTGCCATATTGTTAGCGGCAGTTACTCTTTTGGCATTATCTTCAATGGCTTTAGCATTTCTTTTAGCAGCGTTGTCAGTTATCCCTAACCAATCCGTGAAATCCTCAAAAGCACGAGTAACAACTTTTACATTAGTCAGTAAATATGCTAACGCACCAACCAAAGCAAGCACACCTGTAGTCATAAATACTTTAGATGCCGTAGTCATACCAGTGAAACCTGATACAACTGCAGTTTTTAACGCTTTAAATGACGGAACTGCCTCTCTGAATCCTTGAATACCTTGCTGAATAGCCATTGCTGACTGAACTTTAAGCAAAGCCTTTTCTATTTGCTCTGATTCCGCACCAAACGTACCCATCACACCCTGAGCCAAACTGAACCCTGCAGTAACACCATTTAATGCGCCACCTAACTTTTGAGTCATCGTAGTGGCAGCAGCGTCAACGGCTAAGTCAGTTTGAATCTGAACCTTTCGATAATTACCTACTGTCTTTAATAAGTCTTGGTATTCTTGTGTTGCGGTTTGTCCTGCGTTGGCTAACTCATACAATCGGTCTTCTGCCTCGCCCATACGAGTTGTAAGCGGTTGTAAATCGCCATAGACTTCTTCAAAACTTGCAGAGACATCGTGAGTAGCTTTAGCGAGGTCATCCATCGCCTTAGTAGCTTGTTTGGTATCTACGTTTATTTGTATGTTTTTAACCTCTGCCATTTTGTTTGTTTATAAGTTCACGTTTTGCTTGTTTAATTCCTTTCTTCAGAGACGTGTGTAGCTTGTATTTTCCTTTGGCGATGTCTATGGCTTCCGTGTTTCCGTAGAAGTCATCTAATTGCAGCATTGTAACTATTTGTTGTATCATTGGAATATGTTAAAGTATTCGGTTGAGGTTGTACCATCTAAATAACTATAATCAATACGGATTGTATAAACCGTACCTGCTGAACCTGACGGAATGCCTATTTGAATAATCTGCGAACTCTCCACAGGATTTACCGAAAACGTGACGTCCGAGTTTTCACAAGATAAATTAGCTTCAAATGCTCCGTTAGGTAAATTTACAGGATAGTTTACATTGCCTCCTTCCGTAGATGCTTTTGGAATTGGAATAGTTGAGTTTATAATTGGTCTAAAATCTAAGATCAACTGAAAATCAACATCGCCAGTATTTAAGTTAGATTTCATTTCGTTGATGATGTAACGCTTGTCTCTAATGATTAGCCTATCGTTTAACTGAAGGTTTGTAATTAGGCTTGTAGGTAGGTTCGTCTTTACGTTGACCAGTCGCTGCTTCAGATTGTAAAGGTTGTACAAGTAACTAAAGTAATACTGACTAAACTGCGTGTTTTGGATTGGTGTATTCAATAGCGTTGACGTCTCAGGCGCAAAGTTCAGCGTGATGTCTGAGTTGTTAAATTCTAAGTCCTGACCAAATGGTGTGTAAGTTGTAATTGTTGAGTGACCACCGCCATCGTTTGCGAATTTAATATCCGTTGTTTGGTTGTCATATTGATACAATAAAACAGGCTTAGGAATGTACGGAGAAAACTCCCCATTCAAAGAGTATCCGAGTTGCAGTTGCTGCGTTCCGTTGTACTTAGTTTGGAGTAGATTCTCAAAAGGCACTTCAATTGTAAACTCGCCACCATCGTAGTTGTATTGATAAGTTGTATCTCCGTAGCTGCGGTTGTAAGTCTGCGAAAAGTTTTTGTTTAGGAAGCACTCAGAATCTTGAAATTTAAATTGTATTTTTTTGTAAAGTGGCATTCTTTCCATTTCAATTGTAGTGACATCTGTGTGCTGAGTGATGTCTACAAGTGCGCCTTTGGAATACCAATCATCTAACGGTTCGAGCCAATACTCGTTTTCTACAAGCGAGTAAATAGTCATATTGAACATTAGCATAATTCCTTTTAAGAACTCGCCTACTTTCATTTTAGGAGCATTAGCTGAAAGGTTAACTATTAACGACATTGCTTGCGCTCCATAAAAAACTTCTATTCCGTCAGCGAACAAAGAACCTGCCGAAACATAGTTAACTTCATAAATTAATTTACAAGTAATTGTATTAATTCCTGTTGTTCTTATCTGAAACGTAAATTGTTCGTCTAAGCCTACGGCATTATTTAGCGTAGTAAGATTATATGTAGCATTGCCTGAACCTGTAATTGTATTAAACAAGTTTCCGTTTTGATACACATCAATATAATACTGAGCTGAAGTAGTCGTTGCCGTTACAACTAAATTCAAATAATGACCAATAACACCGCTTATGTTTTGTATATGAACAACGTTTGTTGTTGTGTTATAAGTTTGAGTTAAATCATAAGTTGTAAACGTGGGTACAACCGATGTTGAAGTAAAGTTATACGGAACAGAAGTTTGAACTAAAACCTCAGCTCCCTTAAACCATAAGAACAATTTAGTAAATCTATCATCAGTTAAGAACGTTCCGTTAAATGTGATTCCGTATTTTGTTTCTATTGCTTCGAGAATTTTTGCGACTCGAACCGCAGGAAACAACTCGTCTTTATTTATCGCCCCTGAAGTTGTGTGAATATCGTTTTGAGTTAAGACGTTTACAAGCCAATTCGGGAAGGGTACGTTTACAGGTGTACTCTGATACTCCCAAATGCGATTAGACGTGATTAGCGGGTACTTTACATCGTAAGCATTGGTATTGTCTTGGATGCGGGTAATAACCTGCGCAGAAGTAAAATTGTGCGATAATGCCGTATAGTCTAAATCTGATAGTAAATCCTCTCCGAATAAATCTTTAAGCGTTACACCTTCTCCAAAGAAAGTTATTTTATAAGCTGATGGTTTGCCGTTAGTGATTACTGCTCCGTCTAATTGTATCTTACCCTTTCTGAAAGTAGTTAAGTCTATCTCAATGAATCCGTCTTTTCGCAGGTTCGGGTCAGTAGTTGCGTTGACATCTGACTGATACCAATGTTCAAAGATTGCGTTGTTATGCGAGCTTGCAGGTACGGTGAATCCCTGCGAAAAGTCCGTGTAGGTTTTAGATAAGTCCTGAACGTTCTGAATTGATGAAGTGACGTTGATAGTCTCATCGTTGAAGAGTTCAATGCGCTGACCTTCGATGTATATTGTTACGCTTCTATTCATTACGATACTGAATTGATGGTGTCAAATGCAAATTCAAATTCCATTTCGTAGCTAATCAAAGACGAGTTGATAGATTTCTTTAGGTCTACGGATTTCGTGTTTAGCTTGGCAGCTTTCTTATCAATCAAGATTCGCTCGCTTAACATCATTTGTTTTACCACTTCATTGAAGCTCTCAGACACCCAATCGGTGTTAACTCGGATAGTTTCCTTGCCGTTAGCATTAAAGACCTTTCTCTGACCTTCTTTTGTATCGTATGCAGGGTAGGTTAAAGGCATTAAATTATACTCCGTGTTTTCAACGTTTAAGCCGTTGTAAGATGCTTTGAAAAACCACTCACGTTGCCACGCACCAAACTTATTTACAAAGTCAATTTGAACAGGTGTGTATTTGCATTCTGATTTAGGTACAAAGTTAGCCGTGTAAAGCACAGTTGCAGAGCCGTCAATGATTTCTAATTTGTTGCCAACTGCTGCGTATGTTGTGTATACTCTTGGGATGTCTCTCCAAACGTTATTAGTCAATCCTGTGGTTTGAGTTGCTCCCGTTGATAGGTTCGTGTATTTGACTGAGTTGCCGCTGCCTGTGTATAACGTCAACCATCCGTACTCTCCTGACAAATCGTAATTGTAAGTGTACGTTAATGGACTTAGTAAGTAGTTACCCAAAGCAGGATTCGCTCCGTCTAAGTAAAATCCGTAACCATCCAAACCAAAATGCGTTTGAGTTGAGCCTACCTGAATAAAACTTGTAGTAACTTTCTTAAAGAGCTTCAAGCCAACATTGCACCATTGCGCACTCGGGGTTGCGGTAATCGTGGTTACGATAGTCTGAAGTGTAGCGTGTGAAATATACTCTCTAATGAACGGAGAAACATCGTAATATGTTGCAGGACTATTCGAAGACGGAATGAGCTTAGAAAGCGTGTATTCAGGTGACGCAGGCATTGAGCCTGTGCCATTCCAAAGGTAGATTTCTAATTTCGTTTCTATTTGCCCTGTTTCGTTTATTGTCACGATGTATGGACTCCTTGCATTTATGTTAGCCATTTTGTTTTATTATTTGGTCTACTTGTTGGTTGAATAATTTTAGCGCATCTAATCCGTATTTTTCTACGAGTTCCTCAGGTAATCTTTTGTAAGCAGCTTCGAATGGCTTGGTAAAAAACAAACTCTTTTTTAGTCCTTTATTAAAGATGCTCCGTGCAAGTGCAAACTTCATACTTGTCCTCTTTACGAATTTACCTGAACTATCTCTCGGAGATAATCCCTTGCGCCTAATCCATACATCTAAAGACTTTAACATCTTAGCATTTGGCACACCTTTTCTAAAACTATACTTTGAGCCTCGCTTCTTCTTTAATCCGTTGACACCTGCATCTTGATAAATGCCATAGTCCTCCATCATAAATTCGATGGAGATACTATTTGGCATCGTCTTTACTTTTCCTTTTAGTGACTTGTATAACTTGCCGTCAGATTTCTTTAACCTTACAAGGTTTTTCTTTGAGGCTTCAATTACATAGTCTCTAAACTTCTCTAACTCCTTTTGTACTTCAGTCTTCTGCATTCGTGTTTTCCTCCGCCTTAGCAGCAGCGTTCAAAATGTTTAATACAGGCACTCCAAATTTCATCGGCATTTCTGCGAGGATTGCTTCTAACTGCTTTACTTGTTCTTCATTTAACGTTATCATAGTTCGTGTTTTTACAGGATTGTAACCCCTATTGCCTCAGCTACGTACTCATTCACTACGTTGTTATCTAACCCCCACGCTGCAAACTGCTCAGGTGTTAGCGTGTAGTTGTCAGCCTTTAAGCACTTACCTTCTTCGGTTAAAAGTTCGTAGTAAGTGGTGCAAGTTGTTGCAGTTGTTTCGAAGTTCAATACTAATACGGTCATTCGTGTTGCCGTACCTTCGTTAAGTGGGTAGACTACAGGTTCAATAGCTACTCCGTTTGTTGGTGTTGTTGTCATATTTATAATTTATAAAGTTATCCAAGTTGTTCCGTCATAAAAACACGGACGATTTAAAGTTGAGTCATATATTTGAAGTCCCGTTGCAGGTGTTGCGATGGCGTTCTTTTGGGTTGTTGTCATTCGTGGGGGAAGGAAACCACGAGTCGTTGAACCTATTGCCATTACCGCCGACGGTATAACTGCCGTCTCAAGTATGCCTAAAAAGTTAGCGTTTATATTCATAATATCTCCGCCGTTACTTGCTTTAAAACGAATCCACGAACCATCAATCATAAACCTACCTACATTACCTCCAAAGTTTATTAGTTCACCATTACCCGTTCCGTTTAATCTAAGCGTTTGGTCAACCCTCGCAGTACCATTCACGTCAAGTCTAAAGCCTGCGTCTGTGGTGGTGTTGATGCCGAGATTACCCGTAGCAAACAAAGTCATTTGCGGAGTTGATACTCCACCTGTTGCCCACTTTATTTTACCCGTTGCAAAGTCATTGAGAAATGAAATGTCAGAAGTTCCAGCGCTATAAAAAAACGTATCATTTGCCAACAAGGTTTTGTAAGGAGTGGTCGATGCTGAATACCTACCTATTAGACCTGAGCCTGAAGATGAGCTTATTCTTATTAATGTTTGAGATGCTGCTGAATTATTTGTATTTGATACGTTTAACTCGGTTGCTCCGTTTTGATTAAGTGACACCGTTGTATTCCCTTGCACCCTCGCAGTACCATTGACGTCTAACTTGAAGCCTGCATCGGTTGTTGTGTTTATTAGGACGTTGCCGTCAGCTAATTGTATTTTACTACCACTTATAGTGAATGGTAAGTAAGCAGAATCAGCAGCGTTCCTTGATTCCATTAAAACCCCAAATGTTGGATTTAAGTAAGGCTTTATTTTTAGTTGACCAGTTGATGCTTTGAGAAATGTAGCAAAAACGTTATCTGCTGTTGTTAATTCAAGTCTTGCATTCGTGTTGTCCCAAAATAAAGACGAACTTTGCTGCAACACGTTACCTGTACCCTGAAACAACACCCGTCCGACTGTACCTGAAGCAATAGCAGTTGTGCCTATTGTTATGCCTGATGCTCCTGCTGCTGAAACTTCGACATAAACGCTGCCTGTCCAACGATAAGTCTTGTTAGTGTCCTCAGCTATGTAGATTGTTTTTAACGCTCCTGAAGCAGGGAATGCGGCTAAATTAGCGTAGGTCTTGACCTGTGATGGTACGTTTATATTTACTGCCATATCAAATTAATAGTTTGTGTGCTTAAAGTTGGGTAAGTAGATGTTGCTACTTGTGTTCCGTCTATTTGTACGTTAAAGGTTGTGTCGGGTAAAACCAAAGTGCCACCGCTTACAACTGATGCCGTGTAAGATGAGTCCGTGTTTCTGACCTCTGCGCTTGGGCAAAACGGAGAGTACCCGTCAGTCTCGCAGATTGTCATTTCGTTAGGAATCAACACATCAAATGTCATTGTCCATCCTGCAAGGTAGTTCTCGAATCTTTCAGTAAAAGGCTCACACGTTGGATTGCCGTCTACAACAAACTCTAAATCCCACAAATTGCCGTGCAACATTTGGTCGTAACAACGATTCAAGATCGCCAATTGAGTGTTAAGTACGTCTTGCTCGTTTGAGTTACCAGTATAAACGTCAGTAGTTGCTTTCTTGCTGATGTCAACGATGTCCATAGCAATCAACGAAAGGTTGTAA